TTTTCAATTAGATTAATAATTTGTTTATCAGTTAGCATTATTTCACTCCTATATTATCTGACCATTCCAACCCTGCGTCTTTAAATCTTTGTTTTAGAACATCTCTATAATTACATTTACTACAACATCTTCCATCATTTATTGGCTGTGCATTATGACCTTTAGTCCAATATACTTTACCAGTTATAGGATGTTTTTGTTTATCTATCTTGCCTGAGCAAATACTACATTTCATATTTTACCATCCTTTTTATATTCTTTTCTAAGTTCTTTCTTCCAATAGAACCATTTATCCATTATAATATTTACGGCTAGTCCTATTAGCATTCCAATACATACACCTGCTCCAAATGGTAGTTCACACATAATTTTCCTCTCTATTCTTTAATAAGAATAATAATTTATTCAGTCTAGCTATTGATTTATTTATTAACTCGACCATTTCTTCTTTAGTTGAGTCTATATCATTTGTTATGCTATCTAGTTCACTTATACTTAGTGACGACAATCCTGGGTCACTAGTTAATATTAATAGTGATAGCTTATGAACTCTTCTTTGAAGTATGTCTAGTTCATCGGGTATCATTTTATTTGTTATGGCATTCATCTTACTTAATCTTTCTGATGACTTGCTTCATCATATCATTTTCTTTACGTCTTTCTTCACCTAATGCCATATTCACTAAGCCTCTGACTTCATCTTTGGTAAATAGTCTTGTATTCAAATAGTATTTATTCTTAAAGAAGAACGTACACGCCCCACCTATGAATCCTACTACAAATATTGAGATATGTTCTATTGTTAGTATTACCATTTTGTAAGCTTCTGCTGATGATTCCATTATTTTCCTCGCTTTCGCTTTTATTTTGTTTATAAACTGTTTTCTATTGAAATTTGTATCCTTATAAAATGCCCAGTGAATTATTCCTGCCCATATCATAAAATATGTTACAATAAGCATTCCTAGAGGTTGTTGATCATTCATATTATCTACCCCAACTTGTCACTGGACTGTTTCTATTCTTTTCTTCCTGCTTCTTCTTATATCTTTTAACCTGGGATGCAGTACGCCCAGTCTTATTTAATTCTTTGTTCTTCAGTAATCTTTTTCTTTTGCGGGTCTTAGCTTCCTTGTTAGGCATATCATTTTCTCCTAGCTTGTTTAGTTGCCACTGTTCTTTTTGAATTGATTCAATTATATCCCAATGGTCACATTCATTACAACAATTATTCATACCACTTCTTCTTCTTTTTCTTCATTGTCACCACCTTCTTGATATCTTTATACATATCTTCCATTGGTTCAATAACTTTTTCCTTTATTGGCTTGACAACCACTTTTGGATTCAAAGTAAAAGGACCAACCATTATATAAGAACCTTCACCTATGTCACTGACTGATAAGAATATTATTCCTAACAATGCAGTAATATATTTTACTAGTTGTTTTTTCATTGTTTACTCCTTTAATAGTTTAGAAGACCACTTGTTATACTCGTGTGGGCAATGAGGACTGCTATCTTCCTTTACAGCTGAGAACATATCAGAGCTTGATCTAGCCAATGACCAACCATCAGCCTATGCAACAATTAAGATGTTCACTTGCAATTGTTAGGTAGACGAACGACCTCCCGTTCAATTTCCCGTCACACCCAAATCTACCTATCGCTCATAGTATGTGATAATGTAGGCTCAAACCAAATCACTTAACCTTTAGCAGCCTGTGGAATACTACGAACAGTTTGTTGTTAACTATTCTGTATGCTATACGAGAATTCTTTAATACTTTTAAATTTTTTAATTGGTAAATAAATAAGAGATGAGCCTTTTAAAGACGTGCTCAGGTCCTGCCATCATTAATTAGTTTCGATCATCCATAAGTCCTTCACTCTTGCTTTAGGCATTGGCATCAAGTAAGAGAACTTCGCCTCTTCATCTCTCATTGCCAAGTCATCAGCAATCTGCCATTTGTACTTAAATGGACAGAAGCCATCAACTTCAGCGATCTTCTTGTTGATGAAGTGAGTGTAATTAGTGTGGTTGTAGCTCAATGCAATCGCCATAGGGCCTACCACAAGTAGTGTTACGAATAACATACAGATAAAGTCTAACATAACATACTCCTTTCAAGTGTGTTTGTGACCAAGTTAACAATAAATAAAGGTTTTACTTCTTCCCATCAAGCCCCCATTAAAGGAGGCTGATGGGTTTAAATAGTGAATGATTAAGCCTCTTCTCCTACAAGTCCGAGCTCATCATCTGTGAAGTCAAACATCTCAGCGTCTGAGAATGTAGCTTCATCAGTTAAGATAACCTTACGGCTAGCTTTGAGAGCTTTAGACTTAAGTGTAGCCTCATCCCAATAGAGAGTGCTCTTAGATGCAGGGTCCCAACGTACGGCATAGGTGCCGTCTTCAAGTGCAGCTACATAGACATCTGTGATTCTGTCGCCATCACCAAAGTTGTGCATAATGATCATTTCTTTACTCCTTTCAAAAGTGTTAATAGAAATGGTTTCTAACTAAAAGTCCAATTTTCATAATCGGTCTTCTCCACTTTGAGGTCAAATATGGTTGCATAACAAAATCCTACAATTTTTTCATGTTTCACCTGGTCATTTCTATTACTGTACTATATATATATTATATTATATATATATATATACTATATGGTAGTATGGGCATATGGTAGAGCATATAGCTTATAAGGGGGGTGGTTGTAGGAGGGGGGAGGAATGACTTGATTATTAGGTCCTTTAGATATTAATATTCCGTATCATGGTAGAAGTTATAGATGCATTAACCAATCTCAGTGAGGAAGATATTGAAAATGCTTTAGAGCAGATATCTAAACAATCTGGAGATACAATTCCTATAGAAATAGATGGTATGGTATATAATATACCTTTACCTGTGCAATATTTAATTGATGATTTAGCTTTACAAATTAAGGAGTTATCTAGTAGCGACGGCGTTGTTATGCCTAATTAGATATTATGAATTATCAAAAAATAAAAGGAGTAAAACATTATGTGTATGATGATATAAGTGAGTTCTATCATGACCATCCAAACAAGACGCCTTTAAAAGATTGGCGAGAGTCCAAAGAAGGTGATTGGGTATGGAGCGACGATGGCCGCATCGTTCAGATACTCAAAGCATTACCTATTAAACATCCGAATGACAGAAGAAACTATAAATATTGTAAAAATTATATTCGCACTGTTGTTGGTTCGTTTCTATGTTTGCCTAAAACATATATGGATACGGATTTTTCCCAACACAAGAATAGGTACACATTCTCAAAATCCATTAAGGATACCAAGAAACAGATTTATAGACGGAAATCAACAACCAAGAAAGAGAAGATATTTGCGACTAATGTTGCAGTTGGTCTTGGAGCAGTTAAAAGCTATATGGATGCGTTTAGCGAAACTAATTCGTATAAAGCCCAAAAGAAAGCGGCAATCTTATTAAGACAGGAAAGAGTTATGAAAGAAGTAGAAAAGTCAGTAGTTGACGTAGCAAAGACCATGGGTATTGACCATGAGTATGTCTTAGAGAAATTGAAATGTCTAGCAGATGGTTCTCAAGAGGATCACATTGTCTTGAATGCTGCCAAAGAGTTAGGAAAGGCAATAGGTACACTAGGTACGACTACTATAAAACAAAAAGAGCAAGGAATAATAGGTTTGTTTAGTGGATTTGAACCAGGCCAATTAGAAGCTGCAGAGAGGCCAATGAAGCTAGAAGAAAGTAATATAAAAGAAGGAGAATAATATGGTTTGCTGTCCTTATTGTGGAAGCACCTACGGTAGAAAAAAAGGTGTTAGAAATACCAATCAGAGATATGAGTGTTATGCTTGTAATAAATATTTTCAAAAGCCAACGGAATATGAAGAGCATGAACTTCCTAAAATACTAATATTTGATGTAGAAACAAGTTTTTATCATTTTGTTGGTTGGGGAACATATAAACAATTCATCCAGCATCATCAAATAACACAACATCAGTACATACTCAGTTGGGCGGCTAAATGGTTATATGATGATAATGTTCAGTCAGATGTAGTCACACCAGAAGAATCAAAGAATAGAGATGATAAAAGAGTTCTTAAATCGATCCATAAATTATTAGATGAGGCAGATATAGTAATTGGACATAACGGAGATAGATTCGACCTTAGAAAACTCCGTTGGCGATTTATTTCACATGATATGAAACCTCCAAGTCCTTTCAAGATCATTGATACTTTAAAAGTTGCGAGGAAAGAATTTTTTGCACCTTCATATAAACAGGATTTCTTAACAAAGTATTTTAAATTAGAAAATAAATTATCAACAGAATTTCAATTATGGGTTGATTGCGAAGCTGGAATACCAGAAAGATTAGATGAAATGGCTGAATATAATAGGCATGATGTTATGGGATTAGAAGAGTTGTATCTAAAGATAAGGCCATATATTCGTAATCATCCGAATCTTGGTGTATTGATGGACGATGATATATGTCCTAGTTGTGGAAGTAAACATCTAAAAGAAACTAGTTCTGTATATTTAACTTCAGCTAATAAGTTTCCAGTTTATAAATGTGAGAGATGTGAGACTCCTTACATTATAGGTAAAAGAAATATCAATGATCACAAAACACAGATGAGAAGCGTTTCTTAGTGAGTCTGTACCAAAGTGGTAAAGATGCTAATCTCTACGGTAAGAGTAAAAGGAAGATAAAAAAGACGAGACAAGGTTCTGGTCGAGGAACTAAAAATAAATATAGAAAATATAGAGGTCAAGGAGGTAGAAAAAGATAATGATGTATGGTGGGAAATATATAGTTTTATGGAAAGAAGCTAAGAAAGATAAATCTGATGCTTTAATGAGGTCTTTCGATACTACGATAGAATCCAAATCATACATTCAAGGGTTTGTAGATGCTATTGTTTCCTTTACTAAAGATGCAAATGAGGATAAACTATTAAAGGAATTTAAGGTAGAGGAGATGAAATGAGAGGTACAAAGAGAGGTTTCAAAAGAAAAGACTTGATTAATAGGGTAAAAATGTTGGAGTATTCCCTTGCAAATTATGTGGAAAGACAGAAAAATTCTGAATTAGTTATTGATCTTTATATAGAAATGAAGAAAGATGAAAAGAAATTTAAAAAGTTTATAGAAAAGAAAAGAGCAGATGCCGAACATAAATAGTCAACCTGCTTCAGATGCTGAAAAAGCATTATTGTTAGCTAGTAAAGATTTAATATCTTTTGGTAAGCTATTTCTTCCTGAAGACTTTCTTCGTAGTGAAACTCCTTTTTTCCATTATGAGATAGCAGATGATATAGATAATAAAGAGGTTAAGCAGACAGCTATCATTATTCCAAGAGGTCATGGGAAGACTGTATTGACTAAAGCTTCTATATTAAAAGATTTTCTATTTTGTAAAGGTGGTGATGACTTTTTATTCTATGCATGGGTGTCAGCTACACAAAAGCTTTCAGTAGGAAATATGGATTATATAAAACATCACCTTGAATATAATGAAAGAATAAAGTATTATTTCGGAGTTACTAGAGGAAGAAAGTGGACAGAAGAAGATATAGAACTTCAGAATGGTTGTAAACTTATAAGTAAATCTAATGTGGCTGGTATTCGTGGTGGAGCGAAACTTCACAAAAGATATGATTTGATAGTATTAGATGATTTTGAGCATGAAGCAAATACGATTACGAGAGAAGCGAGAGATAAGAATGCAAATCTTGTTACTGCTGTTGTTTATCCCGCGCTTGAGCCTCATACTGGTAGGTTGCGTGTTAATGGCACTCCCGTACATTATGATTCCTTTATTAATAATTTGCTTACTCAACATGCAAAAGCTACTAAAGATGGGAAAGACTTTGCTTGGAAGGTAATTACATATAAAGCACTGCAACCAGATGGAACACCTCTTTGGGCATCCTTCTTTCCCAGTGAAAAAATAAAGGAGAAGAAAAAGTTCTATGCTGACTCAGGTCAGCCTCAGAAATTCTATCAAGAATATATGATGGAAGTGATGAGTGAAGAAGACGCTGTATGGACAAGAAAACATATAAGGTATTGGGAAGGTTATTATAAAAATGAAGATGATGTTAATTATATAGTTATTGATGATGGTTTGGATACAAGAGAAGTACCAGTTAATATCTTCATCGGTTGTGATCCTGCGACAGACATTGACACAAAACACGCAGACTTTAGTGTTATCATGGTTGTTGCTATTGATGTTAATAATAACTGTTACGTACTTGAATACGAGAGGCATAGGTCTATTCCGACTATTGGATCGAAGGACCCTAGCACCGGGAATATATTGGGACGTAGTGGAGTCGTTGATTATATTATTTCTCTCCACGGTAAATATAATTGTGTTTCTGCAACTGTTGAAGACGTTGCTATGAATAGAAGTATATTCCAGGCTTTAAATGACGAAAGACGTAGGTTAAATAGGTTTGATATATCAGTTATTCCTGAGAAACCTGGAGGTCAAAACAAGAGAAATCGTATATATTCAGGTCTTTCGGGTCGTTTTAGTATGGGAACCGTATATTTACGAACAAATATGTTTGATTTGATCAACGAAATCGTTACCTTCGGACCAAAAATGTCCCACGATGACACTATTGAGTCACTTTATTATTCAACCGTACACGCTTTTCCTCCTAATATGAAACAAAAAGAAGGAAAACGAAAATGGTTCAAACCAAAGCGTAAAGCTAAAAGCTGGGTAGTAGCATAATGCCTGAAGGAAACAATACTCCAAAAACATCTCCATCTTTTCCTGGAGCGTCTTCTGTCACGAGCCCTAGTCTAGTAATGAGAGCATTGGCTCAGAGTAGAGCTTTAGATGGTGGTTTTCAA